ACCATGGTTTGAGTAGAATCGTTCAAAGATTCTTCATTACCGTCTAGTGTACCGGTCGAGCCTGTACCTACACCTTGTAATATAGAAACCTTTGGAACGCTTATTGTGCTACCGCGTTTACCTTTAAGCTCGTCTGTAACATCGACGATGCCGCGTTGTACGCTGAAGCCAAAACAACCTTTTTTGAACATATCTACAGTAGCTTTAGTACTGAAGAGAGTTACAATATTGGCTGCTATTGCACTAGAAGAAGACATAATTTCCTCACAAAAGTTAATGGTTAATACTTTTGCAACCCTGGAAATCTATGTAGCTGATTAATCGCCTGCTTTGGTTTAGGGAGCGAACCCTCTACGTTTTCGAGCCCGTGACGGCTTTGATGAATTGCGGTAATCACAGAAACGGCTTTTAAGATACCTAATCATGCGTTTTTTAAAGATGCGCTACCACCCTGCTTATAAGAAGCGACTCTGTGAATCTGCTTTCCTTATCTAAAACACAACTGGATACTTTGTAATTTGTCAAGTTTTTAAAGAAAAACCCCCCAGAGGTTCACGTCTGAGGGGTTTGGAGGCATATTAACGAGCTTCTTTAGCCAAGCTTTTCCATTCGCTATCTGTCATGGATCCAAGTGTAAATAAATCTTCCATAGTGGACATCTTAGCAATGTCATGAGAAGTCAATTTACCACTACCACCACCTTCTGATACATTCGCTACACCACCGGCGTTATCTTTATGATGGCTTACTTCCCTCTTGTCAGTGGCTGGAGTCTTGGTTTCATCAACCACGGGAGCTGGGGCTGTAGCATTAAAGCCTAAATCTTGAGCGTCTAATATCAAATTACTTGCTATACGGCTCTCATCAAGTCCGCTCGCTGCATATTGTCCAACCTTCTGTTTGATCACTATATCAGTTGCTTTTAGTATGTCGGCTTCCGATGCATTTGGATACTCTGCTTTCAGCTTTGCCGGCAGCTCTTTATTGACGAACTCCATAGCGTTCTTATATGTTTCATTGCCTGCTGCCAAACGCTTGTCGGTTTCCATCCATAGGTTCTCAGCTTCAGTAGTGCGGTTCTGATTTTGAAGCTCTTGGTTCTGTGTTGTAAGTTCATCAAACTTCTTATCTTGCTGACGAAATCTCCAGTCGGTATGACCTTCTGGATCTTCTAATGGATCTGGTTCAGGGTCTAGGTTCTCTTGTGGAGCCGCGTTCTTTACACGTTCTTCTTCAGCACCTCTGAGCCTCGCTGTTTCTAGTTCAGCATTACGAGCTCGTGCTTCAGCTTCAGCTATCTTTTTGTCTTTGATCCGTTCGTGGGCTGGATTAACAGCTTCTGTCGCATCATCTTCAGCTGGAGTCTCCGCCGCCGGTTCAGCTGCTGGTTCTTCACCATCTGTTTTAGGTTCATCTTTTACTTCCTTTGCTGGTTTGTCTTCAGTTGGTAAGGATTCCTTACTAACTGCTTCCTCAGAGGCCGGAGCTTCTTCGGCGGGTGTTTCATCCTCTTTAGGTGCTTCAGCTGCTGGTGCGTCCGCTGGTGGGTTCTTAATAGCTTCCTCTTGAGTCGCTATCGATTCTTCCATTGCTGTTAAGTCCATTTAGTTTTCTCCTTGGTTGTTGTTAATCTTCGTGTGATGAGGCTATCAAGCCATCTATAAATTCATTAGCTCGTATTCTTTCAGCCTCACGCTCCTCAGGCGTTAGAGTTCTAAAGCAATGCGGAACCTTTTTTGGATCATCAGCTATTATCATAAGTTTATATTAACCTCGTTAAGTGGATTCGTAGAGGCGATAACCGTTTCCAAATCAACCTTATCTGTTTCTGCTTCAACCTTATCAACTTCAGCCAGTGTCTTTTCAGTGCTAGCTTGGTTCTTAGCTGTTTCGCTTTGTGTCTTCTCAAGATCCGTCATTATAGCTGTCTCTTGTAGCTCTTTCTGACGGGCTTGTTCTTCTTGTTGTTGCTGTACTTGTTGTGGATCTGGTTCAGGATCAAGCATATCACGCCACTTAGATTTCTCTGTGAGTGTTATCGGTAGTGTATTAACAGCTAGCGCATAAGCTTTATTTGCCAGCTGTGGTGCTGTCGTAGCTATCTTATCAGCAAAGTTCTGCATGATCGCGCCTTGCTCTTTGCGTTTGGTTGGCGTGTCTGGTGCTTCGCCTATGTCGATAGAGTATTCTTCAGAGATCATATTGCTGTATAGTTCTGCAATTGATTGCTCACCTTTATCATCTATAAACGGAATAGGACGGCCTTCGTTATTGCGTACTAATCTACGTTGGTAATACAGGCATGACTTAGCGTCTTGTTTCTGATAAAGCGTTATGGCATCAAAGTACACCGCAAGCGTAGTCATCACCTGTTTAATACGTTGTTGTTCTAATTCAAATGATGGCTGTGATAGATCCCCAAGTCCTAATGCTTCAGGAGCAAAGCCAATCGAATCAGGGAGCGCTTGTAGGAATAGGGGGTACAATGTGTCGTAGCCGTTTGGTAGAGCTGGTTGTTGCTTATCTCTGATAGCCACGTTTGGATTACCATTAATTCCCAGCGCTGTAGCGTTTTTGCTGGCCTGGTCTTCAAACTTATCAACATCATCGATCATTGTTAGGTCATAGAAGTAGCCTGGTCCCGATGTGGATGCGAGTATCAATAAGAACTTGGTAAGCGCTGCGTTTGCATAACGTGCTGGCTCTCTTAATGAAGACACTAAGCCATGCCATACACGACGATGGTGATCATAGTCTGCGGTCTTTACGTTTACAGCAAATGCGCTTTGATCAATTGCTTTGCGCTTTTTAAATACACTACTGCCTGATAAGACAGCTTCATAGTATACTTTACGAAGGTTTTTATCTGAATCAAACTCAATGTCTAGCTCTTCAGCGATAGCTTTAAAGTCATCGTATTGTTCTTTGTTCAATGATAGTATGCGTTTGCGTGGGTCAAATTGGAATAGATCCTCGACTTCGTTATCACCATATTCGTTCGTTGTGCTTGTGCTTTCCTGTTCAGCTTCAGCTATACGCAGCTCTTTCATTCTATCAAGTGCGGCCAGCAATGCTTGAGCTTTACCGTTTGCTTGTAGCTCTTCTTTGAATATCGGATTGAATATCCTCCAGTAGTTCTCTAGCTCAAACCAGTGGTATTCGTATATATAAACCAGTTTAGGCTCATGTGTACCAACCCAATCAAATGCTATCCGATCATATACACCACCTTCACGCCAGAATCTAAATGGTGCATGTGTGTCTCTTGTCGCTTCTTCGTAGTCTTCCTCTTTACCACCGAAGCGTTTGATGGCTGTATCAGGCTCTATCTTCTTCCTGATGTACTCAAATGTTCTATCTGTAAGACCGGCAGATGATGCTGTTGGATCCCACCAGTAATCCCGAGTGACTTCAAAGTATTTAATCTGACCATCTGGGTTATCCATGTAGTCAATCTCTTTCGTAACTGCTCCATAACCTTTAATGCCGAACACTTTGTCTTGCTCTGTCTCTACTTGGTCAGCGTTTGCATTGCCACGCATCCATGAGTAACCTCGATTAGCCACTTCGTTCCCTTGTTGACGCTTCTCATCGTCTTTATCAATAGCAAAGAACTCTGGCACTCTACGGTTCTGCGCTGCAAAGCCAGCGAATGAATGAACAAAAGGACGCACTCTGTTAAAGCATACGGCTAGTTTAGTAGTGCCATGTCCTAATTCGTGAGTGTAAGCAGCTTCGTCACCATGAAAGAACTGCTCGTTAATGCGGTCTTCCTTCTTTTGATTCGATAATCCTGACTCCGCTATTTGCTTATGTCCTGGGTTCTTACTGCCGATCCCATAAAAATTCTTAATTATAGCTGTGTCACTTATCATCACTGACTCCATTTTGCATATTTACGCAGAACCCTCATTAAATCGTTAGCTATCGGTTTTCTGCTCAGTTTTCCATTCTGTTTCTCGAGTGCATCAATAACTCTTATGGCTGCATTCAGCCTAGATTGATAATTGTGTATGTCATATATCAATGACATCATATCCCTGCCACCAGTCTCAATACTTAGTAATCCACCTTTTGAGTGTTTGGAATGTACTTTGATAATTTTATCGCAATGTTCGTTTATGATGTCATCCTCTTTTTTTGCTTCATAAACTCTTGGATCATGTGGTTTACTGTTTGACATCGTCTACGCCCTCGGTTTTAATTTCGTCGACTAATACTTCTTTGTCCTTGCCTTCAGATCGCGCTGCATGGTCAAGTAATGATTCGGCTAAACTTCTAGCATCTTGCGTGCTCATGCTGAGCGTCACTATAGCAAATGGGAACCCTATATGTACTTCACCAGTGGTTGAGCCGGTTTGTATATCGATCCTGCGCCTGCCTGGTGTTTGGATCTGTTTATTGTTTGGTACTATTATTTGTTTATTCATGTCGTGCTCCTATAAGTCATATATTGATTGCGGTTGTGGTTTAGGTTTTGATTTAGTGCGCAGTCTTGGAAACATAATCACGCTCGTTAAATCCTTGTTAAATAGTTCACTATCTGCGTCTAGCATATCATCATGAGCGCCTACTGGAAAGACTCTAACCTCGTGGTCTAAGAAATCCTTTGTCAGATCCTTATTTCTACCGGTGTGGTCAATGTATGTGTGTGTACGTGGTAAATAGAATCTACGTTGCTCTGACGCCGGTATCATTCGGCGGATGCGTTCATTCTTATCACCGCGTTCGATTACCTCCACTAGATTAAAGTGATAGTTCTCTCTGCTCATGCGCTCCTGAATAGAATGGAACTCTGTAATAAAACTACGCACCTTGTAGATCACCGGCACCGGCTTGCCGCATTTAGCAGTGAAGTGTCTTTGTAGTTCAAATATCTTGTTAACTCTCTCAGTGGTGTTTAAACGGTCACGTACAGCATCTGCTAAGTAATAGTTATGATCAGAATGTAATGCCCACACCCTTATCGCTGTGTAGTCTGCAGTCTTCTTCTTCTTATCACCACCGGGATCAACTATGATTACGATGTTCATTCCCTGATATGATGAGATCGAATCAAAGAGCATGTAGTTAGTAACCTTTAATTCACTTCCTTCTGGTGGTGTTGGCTCTTGTAGATGTTGGCCGGCATATCCTAATTCACCTAAATCAATACGTGCGTTGTCAAGTTCTTCACGGCCTACACGTTCTTCATGCAATAGATCGCCTTCGTTCATGTACCATTCTTGACCGTCTAAGTGTATCATTAATGGAACTTTAGTCTCCGCTGGTATCTTTAAATGTTCCCACATACCTTTCTCAAGTAGATGCCCTGTTAAGTCCCTAACGTGTAACCGCTGCATAACTACAACCGCTTTTGATTCCTTTGGTTGATTGAGCCTGGTGATGAATGATTGATCGAACCACTCGTTAGCACTTTCTCTTGTGGTATCTGATAGAGCTTCGTCTGCTTTCACAAGGTCATCAGCTATCAAGTAGTCACCACCATCGCCCAATACAGATCCATTAGTCGATGTTGCCTTACGGAATCCCCTTTGTGTAGTCATGAAGTTCATCTTCTCATTCTGATCGCCGGCTATCTGTGTTAATGGGAACAATTGTTTATACCATTCCGATTCAATGATTAAGCGTGTGTCTAGTGATAGCTTCGTAGCCAGTTTAGATCCATAACTTGCTGCCCAGATGCGTGTCTGTGGGTCTTGACCAAGTAACCATGCCGGCCATGCTACAGTGATGAGTATTGATTTAAGGGAGCGAGGGGGTATATTAATGATCAGTCGTTTAATATACCCCTCGTGTACAGCGTGCAAATGTTCTGCGATACATCCCACATGCCAGTTATATAAATACAAGTCAGCCGGCGACACAATACCAAAGGCCATCTGCGTGAAGTCCTTAATATTCCTATCGCATATAGCATTACTTAACTTAAGATTATGCTGATTCGGTTGCAATATCTGTTGATTCATTAGGAGCAGCTCCAATTATTTTAACAGGTGTGTCCATTACTTCTCCTGTTAGAACACTACGACTAGCACCTTCTTTTTCAGTCTTAACTATTTCATCGCGCACGCTCTTAATACCACAGAACAATCTGGTATCACGCAGTATAATCTCTAAAGGTTGTGCTAAGTTGCCGCTATTCTCTTTACCGCGGCCGAACATGTGATACGTGCCAGTAAGTGATCCATCAGGCTGTTTATCTATTCGGAACGTGCAACCGCGTCCTCTTGCTATAGCTTGGCACTGTTGCTCCATTTCCACTATGTCGTACTTGAGCACATACTTATTCTTTTGGCGCTCTTTCTGTTCAGCTATGGATGCTTCGAGGCGCAATCTCTTTTCGATCTGTTCTTTGTTGATCTTTGCTTTGATTTCTTTTTCGAGCTTTGCATTCTTTTGCTCATCAGTAAGAGTATCAGCTACAGTTGCTGCTTTTATAGCGTCCGGTGTAGTTTCAGGATTAGTGAGCTCTTTGATTACTTCCGTTTCATTTACATGCACAGGCTCTACTACAGCAGCTTCCGCCTTTTCAATCAATTCAGCGAGTTGTAGTTTCGTTACCCTCTGTGGCATCTTAACCTCTAGTTCTTTTGCTCGTGTTCGTAGTGCCATCATACTTTCAGCCATTAGTTTTCTCCTTTAGGTTTGCGTGGTTCAATGTTGTTAGCGATTAGTATCGCCGTGTAGTCTACTGATATGCCCTTCTCATCCACGAATGCGTGGTCGATCGGCATCTTCTTATGACAATAGGGTAGGGCAAGCTTCATTAGCTCAATAGCTTGGCTTACATCCTTTTCATTTATTGCTTCTGCTGATAGTGTTCCTAGTACGCTTGGGAGATCGTCACCAAACTTGTCTTCATATGCTTCACGGAACATAGTCTTCTTGTGCTTAGAGCCTTTCTTATTGCCAGCACCGGGCGGTCTTGGATCACCTTTTTTAAAGGTCATGCTGTGGAATCCGTGTTGTTTTTACAAAGTCCGTCAACGTAAATGGTTGTTGGTACATTTCTTATCGGAACACCAGCTAGCATGTCCAACATATTCTCTCCAGCTTTTTTACAGTTGGTTTCTAATCTGTCTTTGTACCATGCTTTAAGTATCGTGTCTGTATTCCGTGTCATACATTAACTAACACTGGATAGTTTCTTATTATGCAAGCTTTATTTATTTAGGTGGGTTACATCAACTCACGTTTTTAGCAAAATCTATTGCCATTTGTTTTGCATCATCTAGTGTTTTAGCAGTCCATTCACCATTACCATATTCGTCTGGGTAGTTTGTCATAACACCGCTAATCATACTGCGCAGCTTCTCGTTGGGTACAGTATCATCGTAAATCCAAGAGGTTTTTACGCCTTTTGGTGAGTGTTCTGATGATACTGTGTGTTTATGCTCATCTGACCAGAATCTATTCATATCCTCAAGAAAGTCGTCTTTATCTGTTGGCGCATAAGCTAAATCACCTCTCTTTACCTCACTACCAATACCAAAACCATACATGGCTCTGTGTGACCAACCATACCACTTCTGCTCTTTATCACAGAAACCTATCGAACATACATTGCGACTTGAATCTATTAGTTCAGGCTCTACACCCAAATCATATACTCTTTTAGCAAAAGCCTTATCACCCACGTAATCGCCGTTATCGTTGTAGGCCAATTCCACTTCCATATCTAGAAAAAACTCTTTCTTTAAATTATATCCCATATTCTCTTATCCTTTACAATAAATGTGCTTAAAGTTTACAGTGTCTATCTACCAAACAACACATACTGAAGCTTACCGAGCATTGATCTGTCGCTAATGGGGTTGATTAGGACGGTAAGCTCTCCGCAAATTCCTTTAAATCTACCATAGTCAATTAAATGTGGCCCATAAAAATGTAATCGTCCATCAATAGGTCGCAGTTTATCGAATCTTTCTTTTATTAATGGCTTAGCATTATCAATCTCAAGCTCTCGTAGAGTTGAAGCCTGGAGATATATCTTCTCTTTAAACTCTATATTCTTCCAATGGTTCCGAAACTTGATGTCGGAATGTATCTGACGTATCTTTCTAAATAGTTTCATTTTCTCTCCCTTTTCTCTACAATATTTCCATCACCATCGACAAACGTTATTTCTTTTTCCAACTTGTGTGTAATAGGCTGTAGGTTCTCCTGAACTTTATCACAGGTAAATAGCGCGCCGTTTAAGAAGGCTTTGGCATTGTCTTCAAATACTACAATGGTGCAACAAGTAATTGCGTGGTAGGCCTCCAGCAGCAATTCGCTAAGTCTTTCGTTTTCTTCTTGTAATTTACTCATCATCTATCTCCTGTTTTAGTGGTTCTGTTTTAACTATCTTCAATGGTGGTAAATAGTAACCAAACGCCACATTCATCGGCCTCCAATGTTTTATATCTATCCCCTGATCAATAGCATCTTGCGCACTAATTGCTCCAATTCTCTCAGCATGTTCTCGTACTTCTTGCATAGCTTTTAGCACGTCACTTACAAATTCTTCAGTTATGTTCATCGTCCCCACCTTTTCCCTGATCTAAAATTAGCCTCAATCCCCATCCTTTTACGCACAAAAGTTATGTTAGCCCTCGATGTTCCCATTACTCGTGCTACCTGTCTTTCCGATAAACCGCAAGTAACAAATAAATACCGGATGGCGTTCTCGTGCATGGTGTCAAATTTGCGTGCTTTAGCCATTTAATTCTCCTAATCATAAAACTCTAGTTCCTATAAACCAATCATGCGTTGCTTTTCTAAAGCCTTTAAGTCTGACATCCCACTTATAAACTTTCCAAAAACCTTTTATAAATGGCTGTAATCCCCTAGCTCTAGCATCTCTTAATACACATCGAATTTTAATCTCTCTATCAAAGAAATAATCCCAAAATGTAGGGTAATGATCTTTGTATCTATTCATTCTACTAGCTCCAGTTCTATTTCTCTTATATACACACCCCCATTAAGCTCTCGTTCAATATAGCTAAGCGCTTCCTTCTTAGACTTAAATGTATATTTTAAATCAGCCAGCCCCACAAAACGAAAGTCTTGATCTTCGTAAAGCTTATCGGGATGGTTACTACACAATTGAGTATTAAAATGCTGGTACACTTCATAAAATTTTACCTTACTCATACTTCCTCCAGTTCTATGGTTGTAGAAGTAATGTGAGTGTAGCCGTTGGCCTCTGCAAATTCTATTGCTTGCTTCTTATCTGGCGTACCAACGCGCATATCATAATAACCCATACCTCTCAATCTTATAGGATGCCACAACGTTATCTTCTCAGGCTCTGCGGCCTTGAGCCTCCAGTTATCTCGCTCGATCATTTCTAGTGAGTATGTTCCTGAGAACTTATTTTTCCTTGAGGTAAGCACAAAATAATCAAAATGTTCTGGTAAGATGTGTTCTATTTTTAACTCATCACCGACATCATCAATATAAACTTGGCCTATTTCTAATTCTTTATCTCTAATTCTCATTACACGCGCTCCATTGTTTTATACCAACCATATCCAGCCTTAACAGCCAAGTCCCGCTTAATTATCCTAGACAACGCTTTATTTACAGACATAGGCTTGCCGATTAAAACCATGCGATCTTGTATCTCAGCAGTTTTCATGGGCCGATTCTCTAAGCGGAGTAGTTCTAGTATTTCTTCTTGTAGTGTTCCGGCGTTTTGGGGCTTAAATGGTAGTACGTTCTGCTTAACCTCGTCAGTGAGTACTAATGGCTCGCCTAAAACTTGTTCAATTATAGCAGACACATCTACTCTATCAGAGTTTCTTTGTTGTAGCACTCTAATGTCTCTCTCACCTTCAAGCGCTGCTTTTTTTATTAAATCATCAGCATATCTTTTAAGCTCCACCTTACACTGCTTCCTGTAATCACAATACAGCGCTATAAAAAACGCTATTATTCCAAATATTAATACCCATGTTCCATAAGTCATCATGATCTGCATTACTTTTCTCCCGCTAGTTTGTTTAGATTAAGTAGAAATATTTCGAGCAGATTAAGCGCGGCTTCCATCGACTCTTTTTGAGAGGCCTCGCTCGACTCATCTCCATGACGTTTCAGTGTTGCTATGTTCTTTCGTATTTCGTCCATTACTTTTCTCCTTTAGGTTGGTTAAGTGCTTCTCTAAAATGGCTACATATCTTCCAATAATCCCTTAGCTTTAAACAAATTTCCATAACCTCTATATAGCTGTAATCATCTGGAATTTTATAGCCATCCCTGAAAAAGCCTAAATGTAAATTTTGGGGGCAGCGGTATTCATCAGATAAAAAAACAGCTTCAAGTGGTTTACGAGAAAACCGCTCATAATCTTCCAGTGTTGTTTGTTGAGTAATGTCTTCTTCAAACCACACAAGAGCGGCAACGTCATCGCCCTCCTTTAACAAAAGGTAAAGACCACAACCGTTAAATATATTAAAATTAATCATTTCATTCTCCTTTAACATTAAACTTACTTCTTAATTCTTTACTCGGCGACCATGATTCTGCATTAGCGGCATTTAAAGCTTCACCAGGCGGCAAAACTTCAATCTTGGTACCTTTACTCATTTTTACCTCTTCCGCTAACGTGGGGTACTCCAAAATCCGTTTAAACGCATGTTTAGTTGTAGTTTTCATTCACCTTCTTCCTTGATCAAGTTCCTGAACTCTTGTGCAAATTTAGAAAACTCTTCAGGGGTAAATCTATTCGCTTCATATTCAGCCTTATCTTCAGCCTCTTTGCGCCTCTCATCAATCATGCGCTGCTGAGCACCAGCAAGCCATTCATCGTAAAGTTTTATAGCGCGGCGCTTGTCAATTATTTCAATAATATTTGCTGGACGTGGTATGTCATCTTTGTGGTTTATATATTCTCCAAACGCTGATTCCACTTCACTAAAGGGGTAATCCTCCAAAATCCATTGGAACATTTTATCGAATATCTCAAAGCTACCACCATCGTCACCGTATTTCTTCTGAGTATGCCATACTTGATTGAGTATCATCGTAAGCTGGTTGCGTTGCTCCTTGCTCTGGCTCAGCGTCCCGTCTTGCAATGATTTCGGCTGTCTTTTCGTTAACGATGTCTGACTTGAATCTATGTCCGTTGTGTTTTTCGTTGGCTGTGTATTCATCTCTCCAGTTCCTTCCGTTTAAAAATGTTGTTGGGTGTTTCCAATATCGAATTTCATCACGACGATGTTCGACATATTTTTTCGTGCCTTCCATAATCTCGTCATGGGTAGCCTTTTTGTTTTTCATGATCGAATCGTAAGCAGCTTCCGCTTTCTTTCGATCCTTTTTATAATCATACAAATCCCACCATTCGGAAAATGCGCATATGTCTTCTTCTTTCTTTTCTTTATCTTCTTTAGTTCTTATCTTCTTGTTAGTGGTTAGTGGCTGGTTAGCTGGCTGGTTAGTGGCTGGTTGCTTGTTGGTTACTTGCTGGTTAGCACCGTCTATATTAATATCATAAATTGAGGATAGAGCTAGCTTTGCGATGGTTCCCCTGTTGGTTACTTTGATGGTTATGTATCCACACTTTTCTAACAAGTCTCTGGCGGTTCTGTAGTTTTGACGACTCATACCACACTTTTCATAATCTCCTATCGTAGCTTCTCCCATTTCTAAATGCTTATTAGTGGGTTTCTCTCCGCGTTTAGCTCTCAAAGCAATAACACTAAGTAATACGAAAGCATTTTGACTCAGCTCTATCAGCTCTTCCGCCTCGTCACTTCTAATTAACTTAACAAAGCCGCTCATTATTCATCTTTCTTTTGAGTCTCTATCACCGTGATTTTCTCACCATCCCACTTCATGTGAGCTAAAACGAACTTATTATAATTGGCATCTAAGTATTCAAAATCATAGCTATCAGGCACCACTTGGATGTTATCAAGCTCATACATAATTGCTATATTGAATTCACATGGTTCAAGATCCATATTAATATCCCTTAGTTATTTTTTTTGATGCGTTAGCCGATGCGTGTTTTAATTTCGCTATTGTCAGCACCGCTGGTTTTACTTCTGCCGGCATTTTTTCATAATCATAACTTCGATGGCAATTTAAATAGGGTAATACTCCTCTGGGCATGATCTCCCAGTTTGAAGGGTCTGTATTTTGGCGATTACTATCCAGACATTTTAAACACATTTCTTCCAGCAATTTACCATTCTCTTTTTCCCATAAATATTTATGTTTCAGAACGTAATGTGTGTCCGCACCAGTATATGGGTTGGGTTCTGCAACATGAATTTCGATATACCCATCTTTCGTAATGCGCTCGGTACCCAAAGCCGTTGTGTTTGCTGGCTTATGACCCTTTTTAAATTGATGCTTAACTGTGTTGGCATTGTAGGGCATTTTCTTACCTTTATTGTACGGAACTTGGCCTTTTTCATATAGCCCACTTAGCCCATTGAGCCAGCCATTTCGCCCACATAGAGATTTGTAATTAATAACACTTACATCGCCGCGGTTAAATTTTGTGCAAAATGCTTGATGTGCTTTTCTGTGAGGCCATTTACAATGCTGCTTAATCCAAGCCAGTTCCGCCTTTGAATATTGGATTGATATTCCCTTAGTCATTTTACAATCTCTTCTTTGCTGTAATCAGGAATACCTGTTGGCCTTGTCTTTCCCTCAACTCCAGGGAGCATCTTTTCCCAATTGCCAATACCATGCTTGGCTATCAATGTAGCTGCATTTAATGTAACATTGGCATTGTTTATTATCTGCTCACCGACATCGACAATGGCCTTGGTTCGGACAACTTCTTTCTCGAGCTGCTCCTGGTTTAACTCTTCCTCACCGAGGCGCTCAAGTTGAGCAAATAAATGATCATTCAGGTCTGTTAGTTTATTTTTCATTTTTTAAATACACTCCATAGTTTGTTTCTAAGCACCACGCAAGCACAGCAAGCGCATCAGCCTCATCATCGTTAATAGGATCAAAGCCTCGTGATTTAGCTGCAAATATCATGGCGTCTTTGTCAGCGTGACCATGACCGGCGAAAAACTTCTTGAGCGTCTTAACATGAACGCTACTCTCAGCTATTCTGTTATCGTATACCCACGCCAGTAGAATAGCCCTGAAGCCTCCGTACTTGCGGTTCTGGTAGATGTAAGATTTGAAGTCTACATTTTCAAAACAGACTCTTTCAACACCATTGAATCTGTTTAGGAAATGCATGAAGTCGCTATATGTTTTACCATCCGGCGCTCCACCAGCTGCGAAACTACATACCCCACTCACTATTTCTCCATCCTTATAGATTGCCCAGCCAGTGGACGTGGCTAGGTCTAAGGCTAGTGTGCAGGGTATGTATTTCATTTAAGAAGCTTTCTTTAGTTTTTTAGCTTCTGCCAGCACGTCTTCAGAAGGTGCTGTCTCACCGGTCTTGATAAAGTCAAAAGCGGTTTGAACATTTAGAGCTTCACGCAATATCTCTTTATTACGTGTTGATCTTAGATGGTTGTCGTTATCAACTCTCTTTTCTTTAACAACGCCACGTAGATCTCCGATGTCAATTTGCAGCTCGCTCTTAAGGCTTTTGTATTTACTGCTTATTGTTTTGTTAGCTTTATCCACAGCATCCATCTCAGTTAAGATCTCATCAACAGTAGTTTGAAGAGTCTTACGTTGATTATCAGTTAAAGCGTCTAGTGTCTTTTTTTCTTTAGTCATTAGTGTAGTCCTTTCGTTGGTTGGTTAATCTAAGAAGAAATCTGCAGGTCGTACTTTAACCCGCATTTGTTTAGCGACCCTAACAATTTGTCGTTGTCGCTTGGGTGGTATTTCGTTAACACGCTTCCAGTTACATACTGTCGGAGCTGGGCATTCTAAAGCCCTAGCAAACGCACAAACACCACCAAACTTGTCTATAATTGGCGTTACATAATCTGTCATAATAGGTTCCTTATTTGTTTCGTACATCCCAATTTGTTGTATGTTTTTTTGATTTAAATTGCAAGCATAATTATTTTATCTTTTAAAACCGTTGGCTTTCTGCGCATTTTAAAATTAAAAACATTTTTGTTTGACAAGCCGCTTTTAATTTGCATGCTACAGGTTGAAAGGAATTAGATTATGAGTACATTTTTATTATTTCACAGGAAGAACCCAGACTTCATTGAATCAGAACCAATTGAGTCTATAGACGTGGCTATAGAGCTATTAGCCGACAATATACCCGATGAGTTCACTGCAATAGATGACACCGAGTTAGGCATGTATGATTGCGGAACGGTTGAAGACTGCATAAAAGAATACAATGACGATGCCGATGCTGATCGTGAACACAAAGAATTTGAAACACATATAGTGAGGAGCTAACAATGCCAAAGAAATACTTTAGATACAAAATCACATCACGTTGGGATAGCGACAAAGTCCTGTTTGAAGCTAAATTAGATTTATCATATGAGAAAGAGCCTCATAACGTACAAGTCGGTGCAGCGGTAAAATTAGCATATAGTGAGGGTGCTAACCTGCGGGGTGCTAACCTGCGGGGTGCTAACCTGCGGGGTGCTGACCTGCGGGGTGCTGACCTGCGGGGTGCTAACCTGCGGGGTGCTGACCTGCGGGGTGCTGACCTGCGGGGTGCTAACCTGTGGGGTGCTAAGTATGGCGGAGAAACAATATACATCCAGCCACTTCAAATTATTGGATTTGAATACTTGGTTACTATTTATGCGGAGCATATAGAAATAGGCTGCGAAAATAAGTCAATCAAAGAATGGGTGGCATTAACAAAAGATAAAACCACAGATAGAGTGCGTGAACAAGATGCAGCGTTTTGGAAACAAATATTAGCTATGGCAAAGATTCATGCAAGACAACATAAAGCTGCTAAAAAACTAGCTGAGAAAGAGAAAAATGGCGATGATGTTTAGAGCGCTCAAGATAAGTTGCTTAGTGATTGTCTGGTTCTTTATTGGGCGGTTACGTGAAGAGAACGATAAAATTAACAGGAGTATAAAATGATAAAAAAGATAATACAAGACTTTAGAGTTGGTCAGGTTTGGACTGATCAATGGAACGAGGATATGACAATCGAGGCTATTTTGCGTGATGACTTAGATTATCCGATAATAATTTCACATGAAGATAAAACCTCCCATCATTCGGTAGCAGAGACCAACAAATATAAATGGAAACTAAAACCATCTGAACCAGTATATGAAAAGTTATCGGTGTGGAGGTTGATAAGCGTAAGTGATAGTATTGCTTTTAAAACTAGCGAATGTCTATTTCGCAGCAGATATGAAGCAATAAAAGCTGCCAAAGGTTTAGGCTTCACTCACATCCTACCTATAAAATATAACGCGGAGAAAGTTAATTAGTTTATGGATGGTGCGATGTGGAATAGCGCAGACACATGCTCACATGACCTGAAAATGGGCGATATAGACAGGCTACATCATTTCGGTGGTGTTGGTGAGGATAATGCCCGAATAGCAGAATTAGCGACCTGTCACCGTCCCACCCCCTAATAGGAGAAAGTAGATGAAATATTTTTATAGTGACCCGTTAGCAGCGGCTTACCAAGCAAGAGAGTTCGGGGTTAAATACTCTAACGTAAATATAGATTACCAGTATATTAAAGAAAGTATGGAGCCTATTTGTCAGTTATTGGGTGTTGAGGCGTGTGACGAGCCAAGCGAACCCGGTAGTTGCTTTCTTGATATAGAGCCGAATGAAAAATATGAAGTACACCCAGACAGTGAGCTTATCTTTAGAGAAATGCCGCACGAAATTAAACGAGGGCTGATGGCTTTAGGAATGTGGCCTCTTAATGATGAGGGATATAAAGAGATACTTCTAACCGCTGGTCAGGTAGCTATTGTTGATGAAGATGATTATGAGCGCCTTAATAAGTTAAGTTGGCAGGTGTCCAGCAGGGGCTATGCTAATAGGCGTGTGTATCTAAAGGGCAACCAGTACTCTACACTGATTATGCACAGAGAAATTATGCAGCCGCCTGATGATATGCAGGTAGACCACATTAACGGAAATAAGCTAGATAATAGAAAGCAAAACCTTCGTATATGCACAGCATCACAGAACTCTATGAATTCCAACCGCCAGAAGGGGTTATATCGCGGAGTAACTTGGCACAAAAGAGATAGAAAGTGGCGGGCAAATATAGGCGCTAACAGAGAGAAAATATACATAGGTCAGTTTGATTGCCCTCACGAGGCGGCTAAAGCATATAATAAAAAAGCCCTGGAATTACACGGAGAATTTGCAAGACTTAATGTTATGCCAGAGGTAGAAAATGAAACAACCTAAAGGACTAGCCCCTAACAACAAGGAGAATAGAAATGACTGAAAAACAAAAGACTACTGAGATAGCTGAATTAAACGACACACCCACATCTATGCTTGCTGTGATTGAGCGGGCTGCTATGAATCCTGATGTTGATGTTGCAAAGATGCAAGCGTTACTGGAAATGCAAGAGCGCGTTATGGTTAAGCAAGCTGAGCTGCAATTCAATACTGCTAAATCTCAATTAATGGAGGTTCTGCCTACCGTTACCAAGCAAGGTAAAATTGAGTTTACTGATAAGGATGGTAATTTTAGGTCTACACCGTTTGCTCGCTATGAAGACATAGACCGAGTTATACGTCCGTTTTTAATCCAGTATGGCTTTAGCGTATCTTTTGACTCTGAGCCTGTGGAGGGTGGTTCTTTAATGAGCGGCACGTTATCGCATAGTGGAGGGCATAGTAAAACATCGTCTATAAGGCTGCCATTGGACACCTCTGGCAGCAAGAACAACCTTCAGGCTATGGGTAGTACCATTTCTTACGGTAAACGCTACCTGGTGGGCATGCTACTTAATATTATAACCGTTGGTGAAGATAATGATGGCGCAACCTTTGGTGAGTGCATCGATATAGAGAAAGCTGCTGAGATTGATACTCTTATCAGAGAGTCAGGTGCTGATCTTGAAAAGTTTTTAAGCTATATGGCTGTGGAGAGCATTCAGGATATTCTAACGAAAGACTATAAGAAAGCTATCAATTCATTAAACGCTAAAAAGAAGAAGGAAGCATAATGCAAATTATTGATTGCGAGCAAGGCACTCCCCAATGGCATGAAGCTAAGGCGGGTATCCCTTCAACAAGTGAGTTCAGTAAAATTATAACCATGACCGGCAAAGCGTCTACACAATGGGAAGCTTACTGCAATAGACTGGTTGCTGAAAAGCTCACTGGCAGCACTGTAACAACATTTGAGAAGACCCCCTGGATGGAACGTGGTAACGAGTTTGAAGCTGAGGCTGTGCGCATGTATGAGCTTCAGGACGATATAGAGGCTCAAAAGGTCGGCTTTATTATCTCTGACGGCTATGGCTGTAGCCCTGACAGACTTATAGATGATGATGGTATATTGGAAGTTAAATGCCCGGCACCTCATACTCACGTAGGATATATGCTGGACACTATAAAACTGGTTAAAGAATACCACGTACAAAATCAAGGCCAGCTCTTTGTTATGCGTGAAGAGCGTAAATGGGTTGATCTTATGTCTTATTACCCAGAAATGGCGCCTGTAGTTGTTAGGGTGTTTCCTGACGATGATTACCAGAAAGAGCTAGAAGACGCTTTACTTAAATTCACTAACAAGATGGATGAGCGCCTTAAAAAATTAGGGTATAAAGAATAATGGAGATCATATCTAAAATAATCAAGGGTAATGTTAATTCTGAAAGCAAAGAGCAAATACGCCTAGCTCTCAGACTGCTTGAGGATAAATATGCCAAAATCACTATCAAGGAGTCTAAAAAGCTCAATAGCTTAAGTCAGAAGGGTTACTACTTTGCTGCTGTGATTCCGCCAATTCAAGAAATGTTAATTGACCTTGGTAACAATGTTGATTCTGAAGACGTGCATAGCTTTCTAAAACATGAGGCTGGAAAGCTTACCAAATATATAAGACTACCTAATGACGAAGTAAAACCTATACCCGGTAGTATTGCTGGTATGAATACCAAAGAGTTTGAAAAGTATCTTGAAAAAGTAAGGATGTGGGCTGCTCAGACGCTTGATCTGATTATTCCGCTCCCCAACGAACGATTAGAAGGAGAAGAAGAATGAGTGATGAGATCAAATTAAACCCCGCTGCATTAGAAGCGCTTAAAGAAAATCAGCGGCAACTAGATGATGATGGTGTGGAAGTTGGTGTTTCTAGGCAAGCATTGGATGAAGCTATTGCGTTCATAGACGCTATGCAACCTGAGTGGCTAAGTGAAAAGCAAGTATTGGTACTTAAGGAGAGGATTAACAAGGTCAAGAACTTTGCCCCCACGCAACCTGACTTATTGCTCTGTGATGCAATGCTAGATGTTTGTATGTTGGCAGAACATTACGTACGACAATCACCAAAGGAGAAGACCAATGACGATCAGCAATGAGGAAAAAATATTTCATACTAAGCTAGGTCTAGCTATCAGAGCTCTTAGAAGGGAAAAGGGCGTAACTCAGGAAGACTTGGCAAAATTATTGAACACCACCTTCCAGCAAATACAAAAATATGAGAAGGGCGTAAATAGGATTAGCATTATGAAACTCTTTGCAATTGCCGAATATTTAAAAGTTCCGTTTAAAGCCTTCTTTGATGAATATCCTAATGAACACGTCCAACGTGGTAAGTTGTCTATACAGCTAATGGCTGATTATAGAGAGTCATGCTTTAAAGGACAAAGGGCACTTAGAAACATGGCTAGTATATTAGCTGAAAGGAATGAGTAGCGTCTGTGGGCGTTTTGCCTGCTTGAATGACAGGCGCTACTCGACTTCCATAGAGAGATACACAGCGAGGGTAATGAACAAAAGGTGCTAGACTCCTATCAAATTGATTACGCGATTCTGGAGTGGTGTGAAGAGCTTTATGAACAATTTAAAAAGGAGACTACTGATGAGTGAAGCAGAAGCAAATGAAGAATTAAAAAGAATGTTAAATATGCCAGAGCAAGAACTTGATAGATATTTTTGTTCATTGCCGCCTGATGGCACATCAACGTTATTAATTGAAGATATACAGAAAAAAGAAGAAACCGAACAAAGAAATAAAATAATGGATAATGCTAGACGCTATATGTATGACGACTTTAAAAGCCCTCATATGTGTGGGAAAAT